ACTCCCATTTCCTTTAACAATTTTTTTATTAAAACTCCGCCTAAAGCATTGGTATCCATAATTATTCTAGCATTATTATAGCTTTCCTTCAAAGTTTTTAATAATGCAAATTGTAATGTTGGACTACCACCTTTCATAAATTCGTGATGAACAATCTGATAAGGCTTGGTGGTGTAGTCAATAATCAAGAAAATAGTTGGATCACCTTGATCGGAACCACCCCAGTCAGCAGAAATCAAGTATTGATGTCCATATTCTGGGGCTTTTGGTTTTAATGTTATATCAAATATCTGATCAACTGCTTCTGGTTCAAAAACTTTTACGCTGGAAGGGACTGCTTCACCTAAAAATACCTGACGGTATTTAGCAAAGTCTTCGTCCATAATCTTTTTCTTTGCTGACTCCTTAACCTCTTCTGGTAAAAAGATATTATCAGTATAAATACCAGTAGTAATTCCCCATTCATTCTGCTTTTTAAGGGCTTTTTTGACTAACCCGAAATAATATTGTTGTGATTTAGCTTCAGTATCATAAGTTGAAACCAAATCAATCGGGGCATTTAAGTCAACAGTTCGGCTCATAATACGACCGGGTAGTTCAGTACGTAAGTGATGGGAAAATACGCACTCGTCGTAGGATATGTAGCCGAATTGACGACCTGCCAAAGAAGCACCAGAGTCCTCACCAGTGGACGCGCCAAAAAAAGTTGAATTATTAGAAAACTCTATCCTGTTTTTATTATCATTTTTACTTTTATAGAACGATTGAATTTTACACTTATTAGTAGTTTTCTTACCATCAACAATTGTAGTAAATCTAGAGTGAAGTAAATCAAATATATAATTGTAGCAACCCAAGACCTGATTACTATGTGGGGATAAGTCTAATGTTTGATACCTCAAATCTCTTAAGGCTGCTAATTGAGTTTCACGATCAACACCAATTTTATAAAAATTATATCTAATGTGTTTTCCTGCTAAAGCAACAGTTTTACCCCACCGATTACAAGGAACAAGAATATGTTTTCGGGTACTTTTAGGATTGTAAATAACATCTGATTCTCTTAAAAACCTTTTCTGTCCTTCGTGAAGTGGCATACCAAGGAAATATTCACAGAAAAATACCGGATCTTTGTAACCTTTAGTTAAGGCGTCTGTAAATTCAGTAATTTGTTCTTTTTGCTTTTCATCTAATTCATTAAACTGTTTCTTATAATCCTGAAACCTCATTTGATTTTTCTTTTAATTCATTAGAATCTTCCTCAATTTCACCTTCAACAATATCAGCTTTATCAATATGTCCATATTGAGCTGCTGAAATTAAATTCTCCATTAAAGTTTCAGTGCGTTCATCAGCTTTGGCTTTTAGATCAACAGTTCGGTGCTTGGCAAAGGCGTCAGTTCCTTTAAAAAACCATTCCATAATAGTTTTCTTTTCTATTGGATTTAATTTTTCTCCTGCTTCAAGTTTCTCTCGAACTTCTTGTAAAGTTTGATCCATAACAATATCACCCATTACAAACAATTTCTTGTAAGCATTATCAAGTAACTTTTTCAAGACATTTTCACCGACATCACCTTGATCAAGAAAGTTGTTTTTCAATCGTTCCATTAAAATTCCGGCTCGCTTATCTTGATCCTTATCCAATTTCTTTAGAAACTTATTAAAACTGGTATAACTAGGTAAATTAGGATCTAATGCTTTAACTCTACGGTAAAGTTCACTAATAGGAACCTTGCCTTTTTGTTCATTTATAATGTCAAAAATCTCTTCAGAACGCGGAGAGGTAAGAAATGCCGACTTATTAAGTGGGGCTTTAGCTGATTTTGTCTTTATTGGTATTTGCTTCATATAAGAAAAACAAGAGGTTGGCAGTAACTCCGACAAAGTTACTTCCAATCCTCTTCTAACTTAAGAATACAATTAATAAATAAATGTTGTCAAGTCATTAACGACTTATCCACAGTTTATCCAAAAAAACTTGACAAACTTATAGTCATTTAATACAATGAAAGCACAATTTAACACTGATTTTTTTCATCAAAAAACCATATTCAGAAAATCCCTGTTTATCAGGGGTTTTTTGATGTTTTAAGGCTATTGACACGCTGGCGCCAAAATTATAAAATTACTTATATGAAAGAGATCAGTGGTCACAATCAAAGATGGACCGAAAAATACGGTCTTTTATTATTCCTAGCTTTTTGGCTGGGAATTTTTATTATCTGGAGTTTTGTTATTTCTACTCTTTACATTTTAATATTTTGATAACTCTATCTCCATAGAGTTGAATCAGGTTGTGTTAAACCTGTTATAAGTTTTGGGCTTCACCTGCTAATGGTGGGTGGAGTTATCAGAATATTAACAATCAGTAAAAGACAATCGCTCATAATTTCTTTTCTGATGGACAATTAAACTAGATGGCTATTTGGAAAGAGCGCAACTGCCGAAGGGCGCATACCATAAGCCGAAAGCTACTGCCGGTTATCGTTCCGGTGAATTAAAAACGGCACCAACTCATTATATAGGAACCGGGGTGAGTTGGGTGAAGAAGACATATATTGGATTTAGACGGCAACAAGACTTGTCCAATATATTTACCCGAAATAGCCGTGACCGTTCCGAAAAGGTATAACTCAACTGCTCTGCTAAAAAGGGGAAATACCATAATCAGTAGCAAATCCAAATATTACATCTAATTTATATAAATTTTCACTTGCTGTTTTTGACGGTATAAGCTCACTGCATCTGCATTTCAGGGGAAGGTATAATTGACAAATAATTATATTTATGTTCTACCTATAAGTGATCCAAAAATACTCCCCGATATAGGGGGAGATATAAATATTTCCTAAAACCAAATTTCAAAGCTAGCACTACCCCGAATATGATTTTTGCTTTTACTCTTGCCCTGTTTATTGTCCTTATCCTTGCCCTGTCCCTTATCCTTGCCCTATATTAAGGTATAAATCCAGTCTAGTCTTCTTTGTCCTTGTCCTATAAAAAAGAAAAGAGAAAGTCAAGGTATCTCAATAAGGAAACTAAAAACATATTGACAAACAATTGAATATATTGTTTAACTGGTATTTTATCCCCTGCTATTTATCCACAGTTTATCCACTTTGTAGATTATTCACTTATAGTGTTTTTATAGCACTACTTTGTCCCTGTCTTTTTATAGCTAATTTTAGCTATTTTTTAATACCTATTTACCTATTGACAATCTTTATATAATACTATATACTTAATAGTAGTTAAACATATTTAGTCCTTAACAATAAAACATTATGCTAAAAGCAATCATTATTTGTGCCGTCCTTGCCTTGACTTTAACCGCAGTTATCGTTGGTTATAACAGGCAAGAAATCAAAGAATGTTATCAATGGCAAAAACAAGCCAAGCAATACCCAAATTTTTACCTAACCGATTGGCAAGCTAAACAATGCCAACGTCACAACATAATCATTGATTAAAGATTGACTTCGGCGCCGGGCTTTTTGTCCCGGTTCCGACGCTAGTCCTTAACAATTAACTAAAAATGTATGTATTTATCAAAACAACATTTTATTGACGTTCTAGACTCCGCCGGGTTTGACCAGTCAAATCTAAAAGAGTTTGACTACGCCGAACGTTTGAGTCCCGGGGCTTACTTGTTTAGTTCCGGTTCACATTTAGCCGTTATTTATCAATCAACCGTTGTATTTTACGGTGAGATTATAAACGTTGACGGTAAACAGAAAAAAGTTATTAAATTAAACTCTGGCGGGTGGTTTACGGTTACCACTAAAAAATGGCAAAATTACGCGCTTGACCTGTTTAATACCGGGTGGCATATTTACCAGAAAAATTTTAGCTGGTATATCACCGACGGCGACAAGTTCAACCGCGAATATACCGAAAACGTCCTAACCTTGACCGTTTAGGCTTAACCGTTGCCCCGGGTTCCCGGGGTTCCGGTTAGTCCTTAACAATAACAAAAAACATTATCCGAATCGTTCCTTGATAAAATAACAAGGGTTAAACGGGTCAGCGATTAACTTCGCTACCTGTTGCCTGTCCTTATTTGTGCCAAAGGATATCCTAAAACTACTAACATAATTGGCGTAGTCAATAAGGGCAGACAATAGGTAATAACTAACTAAAAAACTATGGACAAAAAAATTAAATAACGCTAAAAGAATCGGCGCCAACATTAAGAGAACGGCGCTAAAACCTTAACAATTAACTAAATAAAATTATGGACAAAGAAAAACTAATTGACCACTATGTTAATTTATACCGACAACTATGGGGTAGTAATTCTGGACTATGTACTGAAACACTAAAACAAATGGGGGAAAAAGAACTAAAAAAGGAAATTAAGGAAATGAAACAGCATATTAAAGACAAAAATCCTTATTTTCCTGCCTTTGAAACTTTTTACCAAAACAAATCTAAATAATTAACTAAAAAAACTATGTTATTAAAACAAGTTTATAAATGCGAAAATTGCCAAAAAGATAACATTGATGTTTTGGAAATCTTCCCCGGCAATTTATGCCTTGAATGTTACGAAAAGAAAATGAATAAAATACCACTAGAGAAATTAGAAAAATCTGACTTTAAAAAGGCAATCAATCTTTAAGCATTGACGCTAGCCCCGGACGATCCGGGGACGGCGCTAGCGCTTAAGCTAGTCCTTAAAAATTAACTAATAAAATTATGGCAAAAATAGTATTTATTTTACCCGGCGGATTTTCAGAACCAGCAGAAGCAAATTTAGAAATGTTTGGTAAAAAATGGAATAATAAAAAAATAGATAAATTAACAGCGAAATTTAAAAGCAATCAATATGTTATAATTTATCAAAAAGACGAAGGTAAAATATGGAAAAGAATTGATTAACTAACTTTAAGAATTGACTAGACGGCGCTATTTGTGGAAGCCCTGACCGGTTACAACTTCTGCCAAGCGATTAACCGGGCGCCGTTTAGCTAGTCCTTAAAAATTAACTAAAAAACTATGGAATACAAAAAAGACGAAATAGCAAATGATCTATACGATCTAATAAAAGTTTGTTTTTTATCAGACAAACAGGTTGATAATTGGGCGAGATTATCAAGAAAACACGCTGAAATCTCAAAGCAAAATATGAAAAAGCATTTTGGTAGAAAGTATATTGAAGTAAATGGAAATAAAATAGTAATAGGAAAAAACAAAAAAACTACAATAACAATTAACTAAAAAACTATGGAAGACAAAGAAAAATGGGAAGATCAAATTGATCAACACGGCGAAGACGCCGTCAATGCCTATATTGAAATCGTTGGAAAAGATTATGCCGAGCCTGACGACTTTGACGAAGCCTACCAAGGACAATGGGACAGCGACGAAGATTTTGTACAAAACTTGTTGGAAAACACTGAAACGATCCCGGCTGACTTGCCGGCTTATATCTATATTGACTGGGAAGCAACAGCCCGAGATGTAATGATGGACTACTCCGAAGACAATGGGCATTATTTTAGGAACCTTTAAGCCCTGACGGTTCCCCGGATCAATTCCGGGGTTCCGCTAGTTCTTAAGCTAGACCTTAACAATTAACTAAAAAACTATGGAAGACGTATTGAAGACAATCAATTATAAAGGTTGTCAAATCAAGATCTACCAAGATTTTGACTGTCAAAGCCCGGACGAATGGGGTAATAACGCGCTTTTCTTAACCGGCTGGCACCAAAGAGAATTTTGGGTTAACCGGGACGGATTTATGCCTGAAGACCTAGAAGACGCTGATCGTCAAAAGGAAATCAAAAAAGACTTTTACGTCTTTATGCTTGACGCCTACATACACAGTGGCGTAGCCTTGTCACTGACTACCGAGGGAATGCAATGTCCTTGGGACACTAGCCACAATATAGGCGCCATTTTCGTCAAGAAGTCTGAAGCTAAAACTAGAAAAGAAGCTGAAAAGCTAGCCCGGGGCTTACTTGAAAACTGGAACGACGCATTGTCCGGGAACGTTTATGGCTTTGTTACTGAAGATAAGAACAGCGAAATCATTGACTCCTGTTGGGGTTTTTACGGTGATCCCGAAAAGTCAGGCTTGATTGATGAAGCAAAATCGTCCATTGACTACTTCGTCAAGTCAACAAAACCGTTTACTGTCAATGTTGATATTGAAGTTTTGGCAAAAGATCCGGCTGACGCCAAAGACAAAGCTAGCAACTTGCTAGGTGGCAAGATCAAAAAGTTTTGGGTTGGTGAAGTTACAAAGGTTTAAGACCTGACCTTTACCTCGGACGCCGGGGTTTAGGCTAGTCCTTAAAAATTAACTAAAAAAGTATGATCAAAGAAAACCTTTGTGATAACTGCGGTAAATATCCGGTTACCACAAAAGACTGTCGGGAAGATGATTGTGGCGGGTATTCTAAAGTCTATTCTTGTCGGTATTGCGCCGGGCTTAATGACAAATGGCATTATAGAGTCCGGGCTGAAAACCTTGATCCAAAAGAAGTTTTAGGTGTGGAAGATGAAGCAGACACTTGGACAATTACCGTAAAGATGACTGTCTTTGCCGGGGATATGGACAAGGACAACGTAATAAGCAACGCCGAAAGCCTACTGCCTGACTTGCTAGACGGCACTGACTTTACTGGAATTGCGGTTATTGACGCTAAAAGAGATGAAGTTTAAGTCCTGACGTTTACCTCGGGATCCGGGGTTTACGCTAGTCCTTAATAAATAACAAAAACATTATGAAAAAAGTTTTTAGAGTCCACTATTATTTTGACGGATCCGGTTATGTTGATATTGAAGCCGAGTCAAAAGAACAAGCCGAAGAAAGATTTTTTGATGGTGATTTTGAAAATGAAGAAGAATGGGGCGATCAATACAACATTGAAAACGTCACCGAGCCATTAGAAGAAAAAGCACACTAACGAAATGAGCTGGGGCTTAATTGTCCCGGCTTGTTAAAAAGAAAAGAGAATCAGCGCTAGAAAAACCGCTAAATTAAGTACTATAAGTCAATAATATTGGGTTTTTCAAATGTGACTAAACTGTTGATAAAATATACTTGACAACACTATATAATTAGATTAAAATAATAGTATCTAATCCTTAACTAAAAAACTATGTTCAACAAAAAAAAGACTTCAAAACCTAATATCCAAATCTATTGTAAGGTTAGTGTCAACCACACAATAGATCAAGAAGACTTTTATTCTGTCAAAACCTTTGACGACTTCAAGTCGGCTTTGAAATATCTTGAAGAAAAGGAAAGTATTTTTCCGGCAATGCCGGAAGACAAGCAATCTTAATGATTGCTTGTCTAGCCTGACGTTAAAAGACTTGCGATCGCGAGCAACATAAATCAGTCGCATAGTTTATGTTAATTGTTAAGGACAATCTCTTGTCGGGCTAGGCAAATAATTATTAAGTAGATTATGAAATATGAAAACGATCAGCGTAAAAACCCGGGCTGAAAAAGTAAAGTTTATTGCTGAAGAACTATTAGCAAATCCTTATCACCCAGAAAAAGACAATTTAAGCGACGTTATGGCTGATGTTGAGCAGTGGAGTGACGACGACATTGATTTATTTTTGTTTCAAATGCTGGACGGTGATATTAGTCAAGACGAAATTGCTAATGAACGAAATTAAAATGTTTAATGTTGAACCAACAACCGAGCAAAAAAAATATGCTTGGCAACAGGTTACTGATTATAATTTTGGTAAAAGAGGTATTTTTGACGGCAAAAAAAAACAACAATATGCTGGTATTTTAGCTCAAACAGTAATGGCAGATAATATCGAATACCCAAGACCTAATGGAAAAGACGGATTTGACAATGGAATTGACTTTATTATTCATAATATAAAATGTGATTTAAAAGTTACCGGTAGAGAATATTATATGAAAAATCATTATTCTCATAACATTGTTGCTAGTCAATTAAGCTATGAAACAGAAATTTACATACTAGGATCAGTTAATTACAAAACTGGAATAATAACTTACTGTGGTTTAATTAGAAAAGACCAAATGAAAAGATATTTTCACCCAGCCGGAACAATTAGAACAAGAGATGACGGCACAACATTTACTTACAAAGTAGCGTCTTATGACGTTCCCCAGTCAGATTTACACCAAATAAAAAATTGGCTTGATATAATTTGGGGAGTTGATCAAATATTATAAATAAACTTTAATAGTATGACTAAAACCTATTCACTACAACGAACAATCAATCTTAAACGGATAACAGGGATTGATATGTTTGAAAACACTAAATTTACGGTCGAAGGTTGCGCTTCACCTAAAGAAGCTGAAAAAGAGATTGAAGATTGGGTTGAAGATTATATTACCCGAAAGAAAAAAGAATTTGAAGCCAAGAAAAATGAAATTCTAGAAGCTAAAAAAAATAAACCACCTTTTGAAGGCAATGAGTTTAATAAAAAAGACTCAATCGTTAGCGAAGCACAACGCGCCAGACATTTAGCTAAAGGTGGAAAAGATTACGAACCTAAAAAAACAATTAAAATCTAAAATTATGTTCCTAGTAGGTCAAGAAAATATTAAATAAATAACTAACCCTATAAAGTAAATAATCTAACTAATAAATAGAGAGTATGTATTTTCCAAGTCAAAAAGACTTATTAAAAAATAGTTTTCCAAGATTATCAGAAGCTGAATTAAATTTGATTGACAGACAATGGACACTTCAATTCAAAAGAAATGATTGTAAGTGGTGGCAAGTGATTAAAAAGATAAAATTAAATTATCAACTTAATAAATATAAAGATATTATTTTCGGAATTGGAATAGAAACAGCTTTAACTGATTTAGAAAAATGTGGAATAATTAAACAATCTAACCAATAAATAGAGATATAAAAGATGATAAAATAAAATCTAATCTTGAGGAAAATAAATTTGAAGCTAAAAAAACAATTAAAATCTAAAATTATGTTCAACAAAGACTTATTCATTAAATACCAAGAGTTCACAAGTCAGATTAAAGAATTAGAAAGTCAAAAGAAAATTATTGCTGATGAAATTTTATCTGAAATGAAAAAGATTAACGCTGATAAAGTTCAATCTGACTTCGGTAGCTTTTCAGTTGCCACTAGAAAAACTTATGAATTTATTGCCAGCGCCAAAATGAAAATTGATAGCGCTAAAAATAAAGTCAAAGATTTAGAAGCTGAAGCTATTAGGGAAGGATTAGCCAAAGAAAAGGTAACTGAATCAATTAGATTCACACCTAAAAGATCAAAATCTGGATCTGGAGATGAAGCTATTGACAATTTAATATAGATTGTAATATCATTAATAAATAGAGGAGCAAATGTAATAATAGTCTGCGGGTAACTATCCGTTAGTTGTCTGCGGACTTTTCCAAGAAAACCGTTACAAGTTTGCTCCTTAAGACGGTTTTTTTGGTATATACAATGTATATTCAGCCGGGATCAGTAACTCACGGCTATAAATATGAGTGGCTGAAAAGGTCAAATGATTATCTCACTCCCCCCATTAGTAAGTAAAATCGCCAAATTTATTTATTAATGGAGTGAGTGAATTACCCGGCACATTTGACTGATAACAGTTAAAAATAGCTAATCTTGGGTAGGAAAGGCTAGGATTAACAGGAATATACTAAATAAACTAGCTTTTTCCTAGCTTCTATGGGGGTAGTATGTCGGGTTGTGGATAAATTAACTATATAGTTTATATAATTTATGCTATAATACCTAATAGATATAAGATCCATTGCGATCAAATAATAATTAATGAAATGAAATCATTATGCCAAATGAAACAGCCCAACAAATGTTGGAAGACAAAAAGAAGCGATCTCCTTTCTTGACTTTATCTGACGGTGAAGAACAAGAAGGTAAAATCTTGGAGATCAAAAACATCACTAAAGCAGGTTTTAGTGGTGAAGAAGAAGATTTTTTGAGAGTTGTTCTTGAATGTAACATTGAAGGTGTCGGTGTTATTAAAAAGAACTTTGATAACTCCTCAAAGAAATGGTTAGAAGAAGTAGTCAAAAAAGAAATTGACACCGGTGATATTATTAAGATTAGCCGGGAAGGTGAAAGGACCAAGACTACTTATACTATTGATATAATCAGTAAGGGTGATGGAAATGAACCGGCTCAATCAACAGATGAGATTAAACCAGAAGATATACCAATGTAATATGAAGTCATCAGTAGGGGGATTGATAATTATAATTTTGGCGACGCTGATTGGTGTTGCAGTTATCAATTCCTCTTACTATGACGCAATAACTTTTGTTGATAGTCCTAAAGTAAAAATTCCAAAAATAAAATATGTTATATTATTATCACAAATCATTTATGGATACTCATCAACACCTGATCAAACAGATTCAACACCTTTCACAACAGCTAACGGAAAAAGAGTCAGAAGAGGTATTATTGCTAATAACTGCTATGATTATGGAACAAAAATACGAATTAAAGATAGGACATATATAGTAGAAGACAGAATGAATGCTAGGTATGGTTGTGACGTATTTGACATTTGGTTTACAACTAGACAGGAAGCTAAAAATTGGGGAAAACAAATATTAGATATTAAAATTTATTAATTATATAAAAATCAAATAAAAATGGGTAAAAAATCAAGAGTTAATTTAAAATTAGGGCAAGTATGTATTGGAGTCCGGGAACCAAAGTGTCGTCGGATACCTCATTCACCTAATAAAAAAATGCACTGGGCTGAACAAGCTAAATGGAAAAGCGCTTGGGAAGAAGAAGTTGCCTACGCTTGGTTAGCAGTTAAAAATAATTATTCTCAACAATGGAAGTCAATGCCATATAAAAGATCATTACTACAAATATTTGTTTTTTCTATAAAACCTCAAGATGAAGATAATTCTTATGCTTCAATGAAAGGAATAATTGACGGTTTAAAAAAAATTGGTTTAATAGTTGATGATGATCCGGCTCACTTACATATTAAATTAATCAATGTGCCAGTTAAAACCCGGGACGCTGAACATATTGAACTATCATTAGAAATGAAACAATAATATTTTATGCGTCAGTTTAAAGGAAAAGGAAACTTGGTAAAGGAAAGTAATATTATTTTTAACCAGTATAATAAAAAACAAAATAAAGAAAATGCTAAAAAGTTTGATGAAGAATTAAAAAGACAAAGAGAATTAATTAAAATACATTTAAGTCAATAAAATGAATCAGATAATAAAAGATTTAATTCAGAAAAAAGTCTGGGATAAAGTAACTGAAATTTCTGAAAACGAGTATAAAGGACATATAAACTGCTTATTAGCTGACGAATATTATCCTTGGCTTACACTTGGAATAATGATTAATAATGAAAAAAGATATTTTAAATTTAAAGCTAATGATGGACCTGAAACTAGATTACTTCATCAAGCAATAGAAAAAAATTTTTATGGCGATAAAATCAAGTCAACCTAATACCGATCTTAATTCAGTTTTATTAAATATGATTAAAAAAATGGGTTTTGATAATATCCCAATAAGTTTTTTTTCTTTAAAAGAAAACTTAAGTGATGGCACTATGGCTAATTTTCAATTAAGTGTTAATGAAAAACAAATTGATGAACATATTTTTTCTTTACGAAATGAAATTGAAGATTTTAAAAATTTAAAAGAAAAAGCCAAATCATTAAAAATTTTAGATAATGATAAATTATTATAATTAATTAAAATATTATGACAGAACAAAAAAATATAGGAACTCCTGATGTTATACTGGACGAAAGTAAATACCGTAGAACTAGAAAAGGTAAACGTGGCAATCCACGACCTAAAATTAATACTGAACCATTGGTAATTTTAATACCACGTAATATTAAAGACAGATTGGTTAAGTATTGTGATGTATCTGGTGATTCACAGGCTCACGCCACAAGAAAAGCATTAAGAATGTTTCTAATTAATCAAGGATTTTAATTATGAAAAAAAACATAGCAATAATTACTACCTTTAGATCTGCTGATGAAGCCTATTCTTTAAATCGAGTAGTAATTGATCAAATCAAAATGTTTACTAGGCACGGCTATAATTTAACAATAGTTGTTGCTAAAGGTTTTGTACCTACTGGGTGGTATAAACACCCAAATATAAAATGCGTTGAAATTTCTGATGTTCCTGTATCTAATACAGTTGAAATTGATGAAACATTTGAAAAAGATGTTGATAAATTAATATCTGAATTTTTAGATATATTAAAAGATGTTGATGTAGCTTTAACTCACGATATAATTTATCAACCAGCCGGAATGAAACATAATGCAGCATTAAGATATTTAGCATTAAATAGAAAAATTAAAACAAGATTTTTACATTGGATTCATTCAGCAACAGCGCCGACAGTAATGCAAGACTTAAGAGGTGGTGGTCAGAAATTTCTTGATTCATTTAAACTACCATTTCCTAATTCGTTTTACATTGCTTTTAATGAGTTTTCAACACCAAGAATAGCCGGGTGGTTTGGAGTAGAAGAATCACAAGTAAAATATGTTCCTCACCCCCACGATTTTTATGAAGGTAAAGATGAATTGACAATAAAAATTGCTGATAAAGTAAAATTACTTCAAAAAGATATTACTTGTATGTATCCTTGCCGACTTGATCGTGGTAAACAACCTCATTTAGTATTAGAAACAATTGCTCAATCAAAGAAATTAGGTAAATCAGTAGCATTAATATTTGCTGATTTTCATTCAACTGCCGGAGATAAAGTTAAATATAGAAATCAAATGAAAGAAAGAGCAATTGATCTTGGCTTGAATGAAAATGATTTATTATTCTTATCAGAATTTGAACTTCCAGAATGTCAAAAATATCGTTATGAAGTTCCTCATAAAGTAATTCAAGAATTATTTAGCTTGACTAATACGTTTATTCTTCCAAGTAAATCTGAAACATACTCTTTAGTTGCTCAAGAAGCTATTGCTAATAGAAATTTTGTTATATTAAATTATGATTTTCCACCATTTAGATCTATTTATGGTGACTCTGCATTTTATAGGCAATATAGTTCAGATATAGCAATTGATGGATTTGACGGTCAAACTAATACTGAATATAATAATCCTGAAGATTATCATAAAGCTACTGCACAATATATAAACTATGTTCAGGAGAATACTAGAGCATTAAAGTTGTTCAATAAAATAAGAAAAACAAGAAACATTGATTATGTCTTCAAAAATAATATTGAACCATTACTTTATGCTGATCCAAATAAATTTAATTATTAACTAAAAAATTATGGAACCAAAAGAAACTACTACTCCTAAATTAAAACAAATTTTTAGTGAAGCAATTATCACTCCAGTTAAAAATGGATTTATTGTAACATTTCAACCTTCAATTGGAAATAAAAGTGTTTACATTGCAAAAACATTAGCTGAAGCTAAAACATTATTAGAAAAATTATTAATTAAATAAAATTATGACACAAAAACAATTCGTAGCTTATGGAGTTATCGCTTCATTAGCACTAACATTATTAACAGCATTGATTGAGCCATTAAATGCAGATACTTGGTATGGTTTAGCAGGAATTATGTTCTTTGTATTTGGAATTTGGGCTTCAGTCTTACTATTAAAGAAATAAAATTATGGGAATCTTAAAACCAAATCAAGGATCTGATATAATGAAACAAGCTGAAGATCAACGAATCCAAAAAAAGGTAGCTGAAATTAAATCTAAAGGAGAAAAGATTGCTGAAGTTGTTAAGTCTGAAATTTATTCTGCTGATATTGAAATTGGTGATTATAAAACATTAATGGAAGCAATACAGATGATTATCACTAATTGGTTTAATTCTGAAATTAATCAAAAAAAATTAAAAGACATAGCAACTGATCCATCTTCTAAAAAATAATATTATGAACACTTATCATTTCTTCTGCAAAAAATGTAAAATAAAATTTTCTGTGGAAGCAGAATCTAAACATACTAATAAACTTAATGATGAATTTAAGCGTGGTATTCGCTGTCCTAAATGTGATGAAAAATGGGGTGAAGGTAAAATTGAACTTGAAATGAATGTTGGTTCAGTTAGAAATGATAAGAAAAGTTTAGATCAACGACGAAAAGAAAATGCTGAAAGATCAGCAATGGCTGAAGCAATGGCAATCAAAGCCCGGGCTGAACAAGGAGAACAAATGACTCAAATAAGTAAACCAAAAAACTTTCAAAAGTCAAAATATGGTGGTCAATCTGAATCAGTACCAAAGAATGTAATAGAATCATTAAAAAATAAATTCCCTAGTTAAGGAAATAATCATAAATAAAAATTATGTCAGAAAAAAATGAGCAAAAAAAAGAGGAACAAATCAAAGAGGATAATAGCGAAAATCAGGAAACGTCAACACAAGAAGGAGTCAGAGAGGAAAAAAAAGATAAAGAAAAGAAAACATCAAGAGAAAATGATAAAGATAAAGTCAAGGAAGATGACATTGAATCAGGATCAAGAGAAGAAGATGAACATAAAGTTGACGGAATCGATAAAAAAGAATCTATTGATGACGAAGAAGGAAGCAAATCAAATGATCCCGGATACGGAAATGCAGGAAAATATAGACTAGATAGTAATCCACCAACATTTAAACCTCACAAAGATTAAAGTAAACAAAAGAACCGGCGATAAGCCGGTCTTTTGATTGAAGAGGATTGGAAGTTTATCCACCAGTTTTCTTAAATTTCTTTGATTTTTTAACTTCACCTTGGTGCCATTTTCCAGATTTATCTTTACATAAACGGATATACTTTCCATCACCTAATTTTTTGGTTGTAACATTTCCGCCTTCCGCAACACATTTTAAAAAGTTGCGTGGCATATAATTAATCTTCTACATTATTATCTTTGTAAATCGTTGGTTCTTCTTTAATTACTTCCGGCTGTTTAGTATAGCTAGTTATTAATTCTTTAACATTCCACCGATCAGCAAAATATAAAAGAATAAATAAACCGAAAAGAACCTTAAGACTTACAAATAAATTGGCTATTAGAAATAAAAATAACATTATTTCTAGTGGCTTATCGCCTATTTTTTTAGCAACATTCCTGCTTGCAAGGGCTAACCTACCCCCGACTTTTGAGAATCTTTTTTTTGATTCTTTAATTGATAATGGCATATTAAATTTCAATTAAATTTAATGTAATTATATAATCTAATGCTTTTTCTTTATTAAGAATATTATTTTGTTCAGCAAAATCAGTTATTAATACTCTGTATTTAGTTGATACTTCAGTATTATCAGAATGAGTAACAGCAGTAGTGCCACGATAACCTCTAGTACAACCAGTAAAAGTATTAGAAGTTTTACCAGTATATTTAATTTCTTCTTGTTCAATTTTAATTCTACCTTTTTCTGGAAAACCATCAGTTGAATCAACCGTTATTGTTGTAGCACTTGCACTTAAAGCCCCATTAAGAGCAGTTTCATTATAATCAACATCTTCAAAATCAACTATATCCTGACTTAAAAATGAAGCCCTTAATGTATTTCTAATATCAATTCCTTTATCTTTATTCCGGACGTGATTATCAAGTAAATTAACATAGTCATTAGCATTAATACTTAATTGCCATTGATAACGATAATCTGGAGCTGGAATATATTGCAATGAAATATCACAAAGTTTTGGTGTAGAACTACCATCACCGTTTAATAAAACTTTAAATACTAATTTTCTAAAACTGGTAGTATCAGGAAAATAAAATGTTTTTTGAGTAATAGATGTTCCATCTAATGTAGCTGAAGCAGTGCCAAGTAATGTAAAATTACTTCCACCGTCAGTTGAATAATAAACTTCAATCTCTTCAGCAGTATCAAATGGATCAAATATAATTCTAACTGCATTAGCAACTTTATCAATAGTTGAAACTTCATCAATTTCATTAAAGACAATCCAATTTTTATCTGATCCAGATCTATAAGTAGAGGTTCCTTCATAAAGATGTGTTCTATCTCCTGAACTTACATAATTTACATTATTGTTAGAATCAGTATAAAGAGGATAAAGAATATTTGATTCACTATCATTAATATCTCTTATTGAATTATAAAAATTTTCACCATCATATATTAAATTGCCCCAATGGATATACAAATTACTTTCAGCACCACCATAACTTAATAGATCAGCTACGGCATAAGATCCAATAGCGTCTTTAGTTGAATCTTTAGCATAAATTCTTGTCATTGTAGTTCCGTTCCATTCCCAAATTTCATTAGCTGGAACAGTAATTATCAATTTACCAAATTTATTAAACATAAATCTATCGCCAGTATAAGTTGAAACACTAGCAGTAGAGTTTCTCCAAATATAAACCATACTATCAGCAGAAGCAGAAACATCATAAAAATGTAATTCAAGAGTATTACCTCTATCTAATAAATAATATAAATCTCCACCATATTCTTGCTGTGATAAAATATTTTCTCCATTAGTATATTCAACAACTTTAGCCCAATTAGATCCATTATCAGAAGTTGAAGCAATCCCTGTTTTATCATTAGAAAAATCATCAACAGAAACATATAATGTTGTTCCAACTTCAGCAAAACTTCTAGCTGATAATACTTGCGCCCAACCCATAGCAGTTGCAATATCAGATGTATAATCTGTCCAAGTTTCATCATCTTCTACTCTAGCTATATTGTCAGCAGTAGCAATGCCACCTACTCCTACCCAAAGATTACCTTTATGTTCAAATAAAGAAGCAATAAAGTTATGATCAGTTGTTAAGTCACTATCAGAAACATCACTCCAAGAAGCACCAGATTTCCAAACAATTGGTTTATCAGAAGTTCCGTCATCTTCAGTTCCAACATATTCATTATTATGAGCAGAAACACTAACACCACACAATAAATTTTGATCAAAATTATTAACAGAGGTAATTGTTTTTGATAATTTAATAGCACCAATTTCAGAATATGTATCAATATTTGTTGAGTAATAATATTTAGTATCATCAGCCCAAGCTGTATCATCTTTGAATCCGCCGGACCAATCAGTCTGCGCCCAATACCACCAAATAGAAAAGTCAGTATAATCACGATCACCACTAGCAAAACGATTACCGAACACTGGAGCGCGTTCCATTTTTCTTGCAGGTTGCCTTGGAGTTCCTACTAATAGATAGCCTTGGCTATCAAGTGCAACGTGATATTTGTTAGTTTTACTAGACATATAATTAATCTATTTTTTTTGCGATTATAGTTTTAATTGCAGTACTAGGTCTTCGTGGTTTTACTCTTGATAATAACTTTTCAGCCGTTCTTTCCATATTATTTCTCCAGTTAAGTAAATTATTTAATGCTTCAAAAGAATCTTCTCGAACATTACCACCAGTTGAAGTAGCAGTAATAGCAACTAATCTATCAATAAATTCAGCAATACAGAAATATTCAATTGGCTTTAAATATCTAGTTGGAATTGTAATTGTTTCAGTAGTAGCAGAATATTCAGAATAATTAGTAAGGTATCTAACCTTCATTGCATAACCATTAACTTGAAGATATGGTCGTAATACAATTTTATTTTGTTCTCGATAATATTTAACATTAGTATCAGCACTAATTGAAGTCCAATCAACATTTGAACTTGACCTATACCAAAGACCAACAATAGAAAAACAATTAGAATCAATTGAATCCATATCATATTCTGATTGATTAGCAACGGTAGTAAAAGTTGAGCTGTCTGTTGAGTCAGCCCAAATCTTAAATCGTAAACTTTGAATAACTGAATTGAAAACATCAAGCCATTCAGTATCAGATAATTTTGCATATTTATAGTTGACTGTTACATTATCTGAACCTGAAGCTGGCGCAGAATCAAATGTAATTACACCAGTATCACGATCAATAGTGTAAGCAGTAGTTGTAGTTCCGCTTATTTTAATACTATATTGTTCCTCTAATACAGGATAATTACGAAGACGAAAAGTTGTTGTTGAAGCGTCACCATCAAATGATTCCCCGGCTGTTATTGGTAAATCCCGGGCAAATCTTCTTAATTTTGTTATAAATTGTGCTACTGTCATATTTTTTTTACTTTAATATAATTGTTTACCTTCCTTGGGGTATGATTGATCTGTTTCCCCAGCGATTATATTATCAGGAAGAGTAGTCGTCGTTGAAGTTGACGTTGTTGTAGTTGTAGTAGTAGAAGTAGAACTTGAAGTAGAACTTGAAGTAGAACTTGAAGTAGTGGTAGTAGATGTGGTAGTAGATGTGGTACTAGAAGTAGAACTAGATGTAGATGAACTTGTTGAACTTGAAGTAGTAGTAGTTGAAGTGGTACTAGAAGTTGATGTTGAAGTAGATGTAGAGCTAGAAGTAGTAGTAGTTGAAGTGGTACTAGAAGTTGAAGTAGATGATGATGTAGTAGTTGTAGTAGTAGAACTAGATGTTGAACTAGAAGTGGTAGTAGTTGAACTAGAAGTGGTAGTAGTTGAACTAGAAGTAGAGCTAGATGTAGTAGTAGTAGAAGTAGAACTTGAAGTAGATGATGTAGTAGAACTAGAAGTTGTAGTTGTAGTACTAGAAGTAGATGTAGAAGTTTCAGAAAGTGATGTTGAAGAACTTGTAGTTGTAGTAGAACTAGAAGTAGTAGTAGTAGAACTAGATGTAGAGCTGGAAGTAGTAGTAGTTGAACTTGAACTTGAAGTAGTAGTGGTTGAACTAGAAGTTGAACTAGATGTAGTTGTAGTTGAACTAGAAGTAGAGCTAGATGTAGTAGTAGTAGAAGTAGAACTTGAAGTGGTAGTAGTTGTAGTTGAACTAGAAGTGGTGGTAGTTGAACTAGAAGTAGAGCTAGATGTAGTAGTAGTAGAAGTAGAACTAGAAGTGGTAGTAGTTGTAGTTGTACTTGAAGTAGAAGTAGTAGTTCCAACAAAAGGCACTGTACTTGAATAAGCTAAACTTCCACTTAATACGTCTAAATCATTATTATTTGAAGTTTCGTCATCATAGCTATCATTGAATTTCCAATATCCAACTAATCCAGTTGCACTACCAGATATTTCTTGTTCATAATTGTCACTAATTTCAGTTCCACTCCTAATATCATTCCATATTCTAACTTCATCTATTAATCCATCAAAATAATATCTACTATTTACTTGGTCAGCACCAATATACATATGACCATCAGTAACAGTCCTCATTGCTGCTGCATTTTGTAAAACATTTGTATTAGCTACTGAACTACCATCAACATAAGTAACAAAAGTTTTTGCAGAAACATCAAATGAAGCTGCAAGATGATACCAAGTAGAAGTTGAACTAACAACTGCTGAATCAGTTAAATTTAAAGTAGCATTTCCAGAACTATCTTGATAATAAGATTGTAATTTATTTTCAGATGATAATGCTAATGAATAACATAAATCATCACCAGAAGAATCTTTTTTAACAACCAACTGCATATTGTCACCATAAACACTTGGTAGAGTTTCAAGATAAACCCAACACTCAATAGTAACATCGCCCCCGACATCTAGTCCAGTTGAATCAGTTTCAGCTATACCAGCATACTGACTGGCAGCCGTCATATCTAATGACTTCGTATTTGCCATAAAAAATTATAAATTTACTTCTTGAAACCATTTTCCAAAGGTTTCATAGTTTGAAGTATTATTATCAAGTGGTATATTAGGACCACCTTGTCCAGAAACAGACCAACCATTAGAATCTTTATCAATATGTTTTCCCCATTTCCGTTCCATATTTTGATTACCACCAGCAATTAAATCATAATTACTGATACCACCAGCTTCAGATTTCGGCATATTATCTTTAGTATTACCCCACCAATGCCATACCATTGTCTTTGATCCACCCTTAATATACCATCTTCTTTTACTAGGATCAGATGGTTCTCTTCCTGCTCTTACACAAAGATCATAATCTTCCCCTGATCCCATTCCAAAACTTTCATCAAATAATCCAATCTCATCAAACATTTGTTTCCGACAAATTGTAAAATAAGTACAGCAACCGGTATATTCTTTTTCAGAATGAAATATCTCTTTCATCTCTTTAATTTGTTCTTCAGTATATTCTTCTTGATGAGGATATTGAATATAACGTTCACCATCAGCAGCTTTATTGCAAGGTGAATGAGGATTAAATCCACCTAAATTAGCGTCTTCTTTAAAGTAAGTCATTATCTCGTCCCACCAACCTTCATAAATAATCTCAACATCATCATTTGCTAAAGTTACAAATTCAGTATCAGCTAATTTAATTCCAGTGTTCATTGCTTTACCAAAACCTAAATTCCTATAAGGATCAATCCACAGATTAACCATTGGTTTTGCTCTCTCAATCTGCGCTAGTTCACCCGGGTTCTTTTTCAAGTAATTGCCATTATGAATAACAATCACATTATAATTATCTGGTGTATATTTCTTTAATGATATTAACAACTTAACTAATCCATCATAATTATTCAAAACAGGAATTATGTAAGTATTAATCTTTTCCATATTCCTTTTCTTTATTAGTAATTTCTTCTTCAGTTTGTTTGAATTTTTCTAATTTTTCTTTCCAGATTTTAATAGTTTTATCTAAACCTTCATTAAGAGAAACTTTTGGTTCCCAACCTAAATTACGTTGTGCTTTATCGTGAGTTGAATTTAAGTAATAAATTTCACCAACTCTTTTTGGTTTTTTATTCCAATTAATTTTACCATTCCAATTTAATTTCTTGGCAATAATTTCTGCTAACTTGCCAATTGTAATTGCATTATCTGGACCAGTACAGAAAATCTGACCTTTAGCTTTGTTAGGTTCTTCAATTAATTTAATATATAAAGCAATTAAATCATCAATATATAAGAAATTTCTGTAAGGATCTTTATAACCAAAATTGACTTCTTCTGGATTCTTTAGCATTTGAGTAATGAATTGTTCAACTACGAAGAAATCATTATCCCAACGACCATAAGTATTTGTCTGACGCAGTGCTACCCAAGGTAAATTATAAGCTCGTCCAGCATAACGTAAGTAATATTCACAACCAATTTTTGCTACTGCATAAGGTGCATTTGGATTCTGTGGAGTTTCTTCATTAAAAGGTTTCCAATCTTTTTCATCTTGCCAACCATAAGTTTCCATTGTTGAAGCGAAAATAAATAATTTAAGGTTTGGTAACTCTTTAGCACACTCAATTAAATTTACAGTTCCAACATAATTTGTTTCTGAAAAACTAATTTGATCATAAAATGATTTTTCAACTTCTGTTTGAGCTGCTAAATGAACTATGAAGTGAGGTTGAACTTCCTCTAATATTTTAGCAATACCTTCGTGTTCATTAAGGTTGCCTTTATGGGGGATAACCCCTTTAATTTTGGCTTCGGCTTCAATTGTTAAGCCGTGGACTTCATATCCCTTATCTAACAATTTTGTTGCTAGATAGCCACCGATAAAGCCATTTACACCGGTGATAAAAATTCGTTCCTTCATATTCCTAGTATTCTATTAAGTGAATTAACTTGTTTATCTAAAGTATAATTATCTTCAATATATTTACGATATTTTACACTCTCATAAGGAGCATTTATAATATCCATAATTTCATCAACACCGTTCCAAACTAATTCTTTTGGATAAAGTTCATCTGCACCCCACCAATTATGAATCAATGGTTTAATCCCTTTAGCCATTGCTTCTGCTATTGGAAGTGACATACATTCTTTCATTGAACTTGACAAAATGTAATCAATATTGTCTAACCATTTATCAACACTTTCAACATAATGAATTCGTTTTACATTATTTTCAAAACCATTTCGCTTGACAAATTCCTCAAAATATTTGTCTAACCAACGTTCAGATCCTTGACCAACAATCTCGAACTTAAAATCAGGATCCTTCTTAATTATATTATACATTACTTGACATAAAATTCCCACACCTTTGCCACTCCAGAAGTTATTTATCCACCCAATAGTCTTACCTCGGGATTGGCTTTTATCACAAAACGTCCATTTTGTCAAGTCTATACCAAGATATACTGTTTCAATATTACATTTTGGTTTTTTTACTGCTCCAGTATAATCAAGAACTGTACGATCTTTCATATAATCACAAATAAAAAGTATTGCTTTTGCTCGGTCCCAATCAATTCCAAGATAATGACCATAATAAAGATCAATATCAATACCTCTAGCAACGATTGGTTTAGTCATTTTTTCGTCTTTAAAAGCGTGAATTACTCCACCTTGTATATACTCACCAAATATAACATCACACCATTCAGCTTTCTTTGGATCATAATACATATCAGCAACAACTTGATGACCTTGTTCTTTCCATTTTTCAATCACTCCCGGTAATGTTTTATTATAACCCGGGTGATCATTGATAATGTAAATTTTTGACATATTAATTTATTATTCTATCAGTCCAAACGATAGTACCACCGTCAGGATATTTATTAAGTTCTTCATCTGATACTGCCAATACAGAACCATTAAGAGCTTCTAATGTTGGCATATCAACCACCATTATCTTCTTGCTATCAAAAGCGTCAACAAGATAAATATGTGGTCCTGATCCTTTTATAAATTTCATATCAGTTAAATTATTACTTAAGTTAGGTTTATCAATTAAAGTCCAAATTCCAAAGACATTATTAGGTATGTCGTAACCATTAAAATATATTTTACCTGTTCCATTTTTACCCCAGTGGTCGCCCCAAGAATTTAAAAATAAGAAATATTTACCAAGTTCATCTTGACCAAAACCAATTAAGTAAAATGCGTGTCCCCACGGATCTGTTGTTGTTGGTGGTTGAACAACTTGACCTTGTGACCAACCCAAATTATCTCCTAAAGCTCCGGTCACTGCACCCCAGTTATTTAAGATAGCGTGAGCAATTAAATCTGCATTAGCTGAACCAATAGACCGATATTCTTTAGCCTGATAAACAAGCATATTTGCTCGTATTTCTTTCGTAATCGTTTGAGATATCATATAAGACTCTTTTGGTGGATTCGTGGCTAAAATCTGCCCTTGTGAGCCAATAACTAGCTCATAAGAAGGGATATCTTCTTCAGTTGCTACTCCACCATTCACGATTGCTTTAGCGCCATCTCGAAGATAGGCACCCCCAGAAGGTAAAAAGATCTGTTCATAAATTGATTTAGCTGATAAGTCAGTAAATCCTTTTGTTTCAACTATATTCAAAACTTCAGCATATTTAGCATAAGCCTGACCAACACAAGAAGAAGAACCATTCTGATTTTCAACCTTAAGATTAACATCAAACTTTTCTTGAAGTTCATCTAGGACATTATAACCTTTATCCCAATCAATATTTGGGGAGCCAAAAACTATTGCTTCATATTTAAAGTCACGACTATCAGGACGATCAGGAAATGCCCCGGGATTAAAATTATCTGGTATTTTTACTTTTCCCATATAATTATTTTTTAATGAAATTATCTATAAATTCAAATTCACAATCTTTGTATTTCATTAATTCTGGTTTTAAATCTTTAATACTATTTCCACAAGTATCCCAAGTATGACCGTGAATAGAGATAACATCATCTGGTAATTCATTGCAAGCATAATAAGATAGTCCTTCTGGAATTGGTGGTTGATGTGGACCATCTGGGTGTCCATTATATCTACCATCAGAATATTGAACTGCTACCCACCAACCAAGATCTTTTAGCACTCTCATTGTTTGAGTGCTAATTTGCCAACCGGGAGCCTTAAATCCTTTAACATAGAAAAATGGATCGTGTGATTTCCAGAGTTGATAATATGCTTCTGCATAACTTTTCTTTGCGAACTCAAAGTTACTGTCGTGATAAATACCGTGAACTGCTAATTGAATCCAATCTTGAAATTTAGTATCTTCTAATAATTGTAATTTAATTCTTCCCGGAATTGTGAATAATGTAACTTTCAAATTTGGTATTTCTTTTTTTAATTTTAGCAATTCATCAAAGCAATTATATTTATTACAGTAATCGTCAAGATCAAATATTACTTTAGCCATCTGTTTTGTAAATAAATAATTAATTCTTTTACTCTATTTACTAAAATTTTCATACTTTTAATTTTAATATATGATTTGATTTACCATTGTCATTTTTAACTTGAGTGTCTTCAATTACTTCATAACCAAGATTTTTCAAAGTATCATAAAATTCTTTTTCATCATAGTAATTAACATTCCAATTATGTTCTTCATTAAATCTAATATTATTACCTTCAACAAAATCAACCCAAAAAACAAGGTAAACATATTTCCTAGCTATCCTTTTTAATTCTTTTAATGCAGTAAGATAAGGGTACACATACTCCAGACCGTGACGGACAACGCAACAATCGTAACTATTATCAGGTAAATCAATAACAGCGCCGAGATCAGCAAAAATAAAACGTTCACTAGGATTGTTAGTTTGTGCGTGCTTGATGAAAACATCACAATAGTCACTCCCCAAATAATCACCTTCAAATCCAGCTTTACGTAATATTGTTGGAATAATTCCTGTTCCAGTTGACGCTTCAAATACACTCCAATTTCTATCTTTAATAATCATATTAACTAGATAGCGTTGATCTTCAGTTTCTTTATATTGATAGTTTCTATCAAGTCCGTCCCAGTAAGTCCCTACTTTTGGGCTACCCATAAATTTCTCCTTGCTCCTTCTGTTGACACTCCTTTATGCTCGACTGAAGGAAATAAATTTTTAAGTTCTTTATCAAATATTTTAAATTCCTCATCTGGTAACATACCACCATTACTTTCAAAAAATAATGTTTTAGCAATGTCACCAAGATAATTCTTAAATCCAATATGCTGATCCATTGATAAGAAAAATACATAATCAAATTCTTTAATCCCAGTAATATTATAAATAGCGTCTAGGAAATCCTTATCTTTAGTTAAGTCAAATGGATAATATTCAGCATTACTATTTAATATATTTCCAGCTTCACGAGTTGCCTGAATAACTGATGGTAGATCAACACCAATTGCTCTAGCACCTTTATTAGCTGCATAATTTGTAAAGTAACCACCGGAACAACCAATATCCAAAACTGTTTTACCAAAAAAATCATATTTATCAAGTTCAAACATTTCCTTCCTCATACTTCCACGACCATTATTTATTCCTAATGCAGGACATTGTTGATAAGCATTACTTGAATTTCCCCAAATAGCATAATTATTATAGCGAACGGCAACGTCAATTTTATACTTTTCAAAATCCTTCCAATCAAAATTGCCAAAATCAACCCATTTACCACCAATCATATTACTTGGATAAAAGTCTTCTGAATGATCAATGTGATTTGCTTTTACTAAAGTATTCATTATCCCGGCAAGGTTTCTCATTTTCAAAATATCATAACAAAAATCTCCATTAATAAATTCAACTACTTGAGCCTGATATTCACGTTGATTTGAATCAAATATTCTAATAGTTGCATAAACCTGCGGTGCTAATCCTGACCAAGCAAAAATATTTTGGATCTGACTTTTTTTACATATCTTCGGTTCTTTAAGATAAATTTTCAAAGCAACATTTTTTTTAGGAAACATCTTTGAAAGTTCTGGACAGTATTCTTGAAATTTTAATGGTTTCAAAACAATTGATGTTTTTCCTTTTAAGAAAAATTCATCTGATTTGAAACTGCCATCATAAGAATTGACTTCATCACCTTTAACAAAATGATCCATTAAATCAATATTAACTTTAAAATGTTTATTCATTTGACCTCACTTTTGGTTCACAAGTTTTTGGATTATAATCCTGATCTTTAGGTGCAGTCTTCAAAGAACGACCGGCTGCCGCGTCAATTGACTCATCATAGCCCCAGTTATCTTCTCCGAACTGATGATAGGTAAAGATCTCTTTTGCATATCCTACCTTGTAACCATTATTTCTTAATTTTCCACAGACGTCGTGTTCTTCATTTCCACGTCCGTTATTCTCAAACTTGTCGGTCCAACCGCCGACTTCCTTGACCCTATCAAGGTCCATTATTCTATATGATCCGCCACAGACATTATTTTCTACGACTTCAACGTCCTCACTAAAGATGTTTCCAACACCTATTAGCACTTGTGGACGTAATGCTATGGCGGCAAATTCAATATGATTATTCATTAAATCAACTAAACGTTCTAACCAACACGGATCTAAATCTGGGGCTATACAATCATTATCAGTAGTAACAAATAAAGGTGATTCAACTAATTCTAATCCTTGATTCCAAGCATTTTCTAATCCTACATTCTTATCATTAAAAATAACTTGATCAATTTTTCCTTCATTTCCTAACTTATTTAAAAACTCCCTTGTTCCGTCAGTTGAAGCATTATCAATAACTATTAACCGATAAGGGAGTTTTGTGCGACTAAAAATCGACTCAAGAGTTTTCTTTGTAAACTCAAGTCTATTATAGGTCACTACTATAATATCAATATCTTGCATAATACATATAATAATTATTAATCAATATGACCTTTTAGTAATACAATAATTTCAGTCATTTTTTTATTTATATCATTTATCGATTCTTCTAACTCTTCATCTTTTTTTATTGATCTTTGAACTTCATTATCAATTCCAGCTTGAATATGAACTAAATGATTTGTTTCTATAATTTCTAATCTTTGGCTCATTAATGCTAGTTCCTTTTTAATTTCAAAAGTAGGAACTATTATAAACATTATTACACCAATAGTAAGACTGATTATTGTTATAGCCATACTAACTTCATTTTTCAATACAGCCCTAATTTTAGTTACACCATTATTATTAGACATAATTTCCTTAACTTAAATATGAATCAAGAAAAAAGAATATAAAAGCCATTCCTAATCCAGCTAAAGAATAAATGATTATCTCATATAAGACCTTTACTAAAACTTGTAATTTATTTCTTTTTTTTCTTAACATTTCCAATCCCCAATGGTAAAGCCTTGGAACCAAAATAGTAACCAATAACTACACCAGCTAAAGTTCTAATTGTTTGTTCGCCAATTTCATTGACGGTTAGAAAAAGAGAAGCTACTGCCGCACCTACGACTATTAAGGCAATTAGATCTCTTGTAATTTCTTTTGCATTCATAAATTTATTTTTTAAGATTATCTTTATTATCTTTATTATTTTTTTCTCTCTTATCAATTTTTTCAGATAAATCAGTAATACTTATTAATTCTTGTAATTCATTAATTCTATGTTGCAATCCAATTACATTTTTATTTACCTGATTTAATTGTTCATTAAGTTGATTTTGCTGTGTTTTAGCTTGAGCTAACTGTTGTTTACGTTGCTCAAGTAAATCTTTAATTTTTTTTCCTACCATATTATTATATTAATTATAAATTTTTCCAATCCATAATCCAAACGATACGCCTATCAGTTTCAGTCATTGTTATATTGATATCGTCTTTATTTGGAAGATCTTTAATATGATCTTTAACAGTTTTATCTATAATATTAAACATTACATCAGTTTCAATTCCATCTACAAAACCCTTATTACAAATAACACTAACAAGTTGAACATCAAAATCACCATCAATAAATACTTGAGCATTCCATCTTACCCATTCTTTAAATAATTCTTCATAATTACCTTCATCTTTTACTAATAATCTTGAACAATTCAATATTCCACCTTGAATAATTGGATAACCAACAGCTTTAATTACACCATTATCATCAAAAACAATTGTTTTTGTACTATTATTATTTTCAATCTTTTTTTTGATAACATCTTTTCTTGCTGGTTTACCTTTTTTAATTTTAACGTTAGCAATTCCATCTATATCATTAATTGTTGCTTCTCTAAATTGTTTCATAATTTTATGTTATTAATGTTAATTTGACATCATACCAATCATTATTATATTTTACAGCCCAATAAACTTCATCTGGATTTGGTGTTGTAAGAACGTAAGAACAAAATGATCCAGATGGTATGCTAGTATATGTTGGAGCTTCTGCAATTTGTATTGCGCAACCAGCAGATTGACCACCGTGATACCATACACTATCAGTTGTATCCCAAGTTAATTCAAAAGGAACTTTAGTTCCAGTATCTCTAAAATCTTCAACATACATAGCATAAGTTTCACTGGATATATTATCTCTATCAACTGACATATATATTCCATAACCACCATCTAAATTTTTAGCTTCAATGTTTATTATTTTTCCAGTAGTAAGTGACGAATCAGTTTCAAAATATATACCATCACCAGTAGTTAAATCAGTTAAATCAAAATGAATACCAGCGCTAGTTGTTGTTCCAGTAGTTACTTGAGAATCAATTACTAAACTACCAGTACCATTTGGTTCAATTTCAATGTCAGCATTGCTAGTTGATACAATCTTTGAAGATGAAAAATCTATATCATCACTAAATACAAAATTAGTTCCATTGTAATCTAGAGTTTCAGAACCCATTGTCAAATTTTCGTTTGCACCCATTGTTATACCATCACAAGTTAAAACTCCAGCCATTGTATCATTACCATTATTAATTAAATAATCTGAATGAGCTTGAGTATTATCTTGTGAATGAGTATATGCTGTATCCCAATTGCTACTATCTTCAACAACAGCTTTATTAACCTCACCATCTGATCCAACTATTTCAATAGAATTAACAGTGAAAGTATTAGCACCTATATCTAAATTGCCAGTAGATGTTATGGCACCACAACCTAATGTACCTATCCCAGATACATTATCACTGTCATCAATAGTAATACCTGAATCTTGTAATGTATCATTTCCATTCCAACGAGCAAGTCTATTATCTGTACCAAGTCCAGTTAAATTTGTACCAACTCCAAGTTGAAAATCAACTCCAGTATCATCAGTAAACCATAAAGTATTTGGAACATCATTCTTTACCCATAATTGTCCATAACCTGCAAAATCCGTACTAGCTGAAGCTCTTTCGTAAGAATAATATGATGTTAATGTTACGACTCTACCATTAATAGTTAAAGCACTAGGAGCTAAAACAAGTAAGTCTGTATCACCACTAGTAGTACCAATATTTGTAATATTAGTTAAATTTCCACCAACCATACTGGCAGTTCCATCTGTTAATGTATTAGCTGTCAATGTACTATTTATATTTACATTATTAGGTAAACCAATAGTTATAGTTTGATCACTAGCACTTGTTTCAATTTCATTAGTGGTTCCAGCAATAGTTAATGATTGTGAATCTAAATCTACTGCACCAGTACCAGCGTCACCAGCAAAATCTAAATCTTGAGCTGTAACATTATCATCAACATATTTTTTTGTAGCTGCGTCTTGATTACTAACAGGATCAACAACATTATTTATTAAATGAGTACCCATATCTAATGCACCAGTCATTGCTCTACTTCCATTAGCTAATAAATACTGAATATGATCATCATCTGAAAGTCCTGTCAAATTACCGTGATCAGCAGCTAAAGCAGCAGTAAATGTAGTGTTAAATGTACTTTGAACTTCAATTGGAGTATCATTGCCTTGTTGAAAAATTATTCTTCCAATTATTACACCTTCTAAAAACCAATCACCCGGAATATGACTTGGTATTTCTTCCGCTTCAGCACTAGCTGAATTAGCATAAGTAGCACTTGGATAAATAAAAGACAATTCATTATTTGTAATATTTAAGAATACCCACCATACAGCATATTTATTATTCCCAATTGTATCTAATTGATCATTATTTATATCATTCCATTGAGTAATTGGATATTGAGTATATCCAGCTCCACCATTTGTTTCTTCGTGAACTGTACCATCACTTTCAAACCAATATAAATAAAAAGAACCAGTAGGCGTTGAATAATCAATTTCTGTCATTTCAAATTCATTTGTTCTTCCCCATAATGTTCCAGCAGTCATTGTAGGATTTCTAGTTCCAGTAACACCTAATATTAATCCACCAACAAAATTATCTCTTGCTAAATATCCACCTAATCCAACAGATTTTTCTATTATATTAGTAATACCATCTGTTACCCACCAAGGATTATTTAAAATATAAAGAATACCATTAAGGTTTATAACAGAACCAAGAGGAAATTCAGTATCTAAATCCCAATTTTGAGATACGCGAGAATCAACAATTGGAGTTCCATCATTATATTTAACACCAATAAATCTAGTTGAATTTGTTGGTATTGAAATTCCATTATTTGCTTCCCAACTAAATGCTAATAATGTATCAGTATCATCATCATTTGCCTTTATAAATCCAGTTCCAGCAGAAACATTAACAGTTTCACTTCCAGCGTCAGTTATAATTCCACCAGTTCTTTGTCCTGCTGAACCAAATGAATTATTCCATTCACACTGATTCATAATATCAGTTGTTCCAATAGCTTCAGTTTTTACATTATTACATTTTATAGTTCCTTTTACGCGATCAATCTTCATAATAAAGCACCTTTCCAAAAATACTGACTTGCTGTATCTGATACAACATAAACTGCATTATCAGTATCATCATAATCAATAGTTATTGAATCTCCAGCTTCTAAATATGTCATTGCATTAGCACCTAAATTTGTAACATCTGATTCACCAATATATAAAATTCCAGTATTATCTTTATCAGCAGTAATAATTATTGAAGTTGTATCTCCAGTAAAAGTAACTTCAACAGCAGTAGTGCCAACAGAAACTTTACCACCACCTTCTATATTTTTCCTAATTGGATTTTTAATTACATTACTATTTTCATCAATAACTTTAGTCTGTTGATTTCCATTAGTTTGATTACTAATAGTAGTTTCCTGATTAGTAATTATAGTATCTTGTTTTGTTTCAGTAGCAGGATTTACCTGATTACCACTAGAATCAATACCAATTACAGGAAGTGTTCCAACTCCATTTTGATCTTGAACATCAACATTATCAGTTCCATCACCAATTTTAACAGGTAACGGATTTGCGTCACGAACTTTTCCTTGCTTATCTGGAATTGTTAAACTTTTAGCCATAATTACATTATTTTAGCCGAAAATGGCAAATTATTATCTCTTGACTTAACTATCACTTGATATTTTCCGGGTTGAAATTTTACTTTTGCTTTATATAAACCACGAATATCAGGAATAGTTTTAATTATTGCACCTTGTTCATTAACAAAAATTAATGAATATTTTTTAATATTACTATAAGGTGAAATGATAATACCTTTTTCTTCACCTTCAGTTTGAAATGGTATATCACCAGCACCATCTTCCATTGGAATTGATTTAATTTCATCATCTTCATCAGCTTCTTCTTCTTCAATATCATACAATTTATTAAAAATACTTTTACTAGCTTTAGTTACATTCTCATCTGGATCTTGTCCAGAAAAAGTTTCTTTTTTAGGTCTAGTATCTTCTTGTTCTTCTTCAATTTCATCTAAATCTTCTTGTTCTTCATCATCAAAATTTTCTTGTACTTTACTCATAAAATAAAAATTATTTATTAAAGTTGGCTCGCTTTAGGTGGAACCAACAAGAACCTATTATGGTTACGAATTTTCTTCAACATATCTCATTGCTTTTTTACATATTTCCATTGCTTCATTGCCCCAAACAATAAGGCACTCCTTTTTATGTTCTTGCATAATCTCTCGATTAAGTGGATCTTCTGGATCACGTTGAAACGCAACCACTTCATCAAAGAGCTTTGCTAATTCGCGCTGCTTGTTTTTTCTCATTGTGTTTCTCCTATTTTCTTACGTGTTGGATATACAACAACGCGTTAATAGTTTTACATTTATTGTATCTTGTTAAACGCCAAAAATAACTATAATCGTCACCCCAAGGATTACCAAGTGGCAACCAATGACCTTCATCATTTTGTTTGCAAATTTCAGACATTTTTGAATCTTTTTGAACCCATTGAGCCGGAAGACTATCTTCTCCACCATAAGGTTGCTTTACATTCTCTGGAAAAAATTGCATAAGTTCTCTGTGAAAAACAAAAGATCCAGTTCCAATTTGACCACCAGCGAAACCTTCCATTCCAACTTTAGCTTCTTCTAAAAAAAGAGGTGGCACTATTCGCCACCCATTTTCATAACGTTTATCTTCTACTATTTCACGATCTTTTACTAACATACCACTATTAAATATTTTATAATTTGGGTAACGATTTATTTCATCATTATAAACTTCCAAATAATTAGACATATATTCATCATCAGCGTCAAGCCAACAAATCCAATCATTATTACTCATTCGCATACCAATGTTTCTTGCAACTAAACGACCAGAATTTTCTTTCATAAAGTAAGCACGAATAAATTTGTGTTTCATAAAAGTCTTGATAACTTCTTTACTATCATCAGTAGATCCATCATCAATAACTATAACTTCAAATAAATCTTTTGGATAAGTTTGAGAAACTAAACTTTGTAATGTTCTACCAATACTTTCTCCTTTATTAAAACAAGGGATTATTATGCTAAATTTCTGATCAACCATAATAATTTAGTTAATAGTTATTCAACGTAAATAAAGACTTCTGGAGTGGTACCAGTAATTTCAGCATAACAACCAGTTTCTAAATAAAGACCACCATCAAAATTCTGATTGTTGCTAGTTGAAGCAGCAACACCCAATTTAGCAGCTTTCAAAGTTGCGGTTGCTGAAGTGTCTGCTTCATTGTAAAGGGTAACTGTTGCAGCGTCAGAGCCACCACAAATTGCAATCTTTTTAATTGAAATTTTTTTATCAGAAATTTGAGCCGAAGCATTAATTCTAATTACTCTCATAATTTTATAATTATTAATAATTCTATCCACTTGCCCTCAAAAGAGAGCAAGTGAGAGAACTATCAACTATGTAGTCGTTGTAGAACTAGAAGTTGATGTAGTAGAAGATGAAGTAGTTGTAGTAGAACTTGAGGTTGTTGTTGTACTTGTGGTCGTAGTTGTGGTTGTAGTAGTTGTGGTTGTAGTAGATGATGATGTTGAAGTAGTTGTAGCTTCAAATCCAGTCACAACATATTCTACGGTCACAAACAGCCCTGAAGTAGTTGCAGTTCCAGTTTCAGCTATCTGAATTTCCAAAACATCATTTTCACGAAGATAAGTGTTTTGGTCTGGAGCAATATTGTAGGCAGTATCAGCAGTAATAGCAGTATCGTAATTAAAATTGTCAGCAGTTGACAATAAATTATCGTCCTGCGTTGCATTCCATAATTGAATTGACCAATAATTAGAAGTATCAACTGCAATTGTAGTATCAACTGTCAATGTAACAGCAACAATTTTAATATCGCTAGGCGCTACTAAAAGAAACCTATTAGCTGAAGCTGATAAATCTCCAATATTTTGTGTGACTACTCTTGTTTCGTCAGCAGTATCTCCAATAAATCCCGGATAATAATCTTCCATTGTTCTATTCTTTTTTACGGGCATAATTTTACAACTTATTTATTATCTGGGGCGTTTATGGTACGCCCCAAACCATTAATTTATGCTAAATTTCTGTGAATACCAAATGCTGAAGTAGAATTTCTAACTTCCATTGTATACTGACCAGTAACCATTGCTTCAATCAAACGACCAGTTCGTGCTAGATTCTCAACTCTAATTGCGTCACCTCTCATTGGACCTACTTTAATTCGGTCTAGGTCACCAATGATCATTACATCATCAGGTACCCAAGGATCAACAATAACTTCTAGTTCAAAACCCAAATCAGTTAAGAACTTCTCAACTGTAAATCCTGCTCTAGTAGAGTCAAAATCGTTACGTCGGTATGCTTGATCAAAAGTTGAAATAACTCTCTTAAGCGCACCGCCGACTAGGATAAATCCTCGTCCAATAGAACCGCCTGAATCGTCCCAAATATCTTTATATAAAGCATTTGTAACTGTTTCAGTTAAGCTCTCTTCTGTGGTAGTAACATTACCACCTGCTTGTGATACATATTCAATGATACCAGCCATTGAACCGTAATCAGAGTCACCACCTTCAGAAGCAGATCGAATTGAATTAATTATTGAAGAGTCAAGACTTCTCATAATTTCTTTCAAACGATATGCTGTCTGATGAGCAAATTCTGATTTAATACCAGCTAATTCAACTTCTTGTCTGGTATAAGTGATTGCTAAACCTAGACCAAAGATAGTGCAGTAGTTATAAGCTGCTGTTCTTTCTTTTGTCCAGTCTTCTTGGCTTGGTTTCCAAGATTCTTGTTTAGTATGACCGATAATCATAATTTCGGCACCTGTGCTGTGAGTTTCACCGGAAGTTGAACCATATCCACGTTCAACAGTTAAAGTATCATTTGAAACTCCGGTTACCCGACAAACTTCAGTTTTACCTCTTTCATTGAATTTGAATAGAGTTCCAATCTTGAATTTATCACCATCATCAGTAGCTACATCAATGCCGGTTTCTGATGAATCTAGGTCTTCGTCCAAGGTTGCTGTATTAGCATTTAAGCTATCCTCAACCCATCTATGAGTTTTTTCAGTAGCAGTTAAACCCATTGCACCAACACGACTTAACAAAGAAGTATTGTCGCTTCGGATTATTTCTGCTAACTCATCTGACAGGTCAAGGGGATAGGTGCTTGCAGTCATATCAAAAGCTGCTGCACCTGTTGCTGCCGATAAAGACATAATTTTATTCTCCTTGATTTTTAGTTAATAGTGTCAAGGAATTTAAGACATTTTACCCAAAATGCTATCCTCAATTTTTTCAACTGTATTATTGAAGGTTTTTTTCTTTTCAGGTTTCCCTTTAGATTCGTCCTTCTTTTGAGGTGCAGGTTTTGGTGCCTTTTTCTTTTCCTTACCACTTGAACCCTTATCGTCATCATTTCCATCTTCCTGTTCATCAGCTAAATCTTGTAAAAATTCTTCAATCCTTTCAAGGGCGTCTTCAGCGTCAATTGGCGTTTCATCAAGAAGTGCCAATGGATCCTTTTTAAGAATCTTCGCTAAAGTTTTATTTCCCTTAACAAGACTGCGAATATCATCATTATCAACTAAAAGATCGGAAACTCCGATTTTGACTTTGGCAAACTCTTCGGCGTCTTGCCGTGCAAGTTCATCAACGTCAGGCTCATCTTCTTCTTCGGGTTCATCATAAGAAAATTTGCCCTTTGAAGAAGTGGACTTACTCTTCTTCTTTCTGGATTCTTCTTTTTTAGCAACGCGCTGTTCACGTTTAGTGAGTTCAGACTGACGTTTCTTAAGTCCCTGTAATTCTTCAAGTTCTTTTTTAGAGATTTCGACTTTTTCGTCCTCTCCTTCAGAACCTTCAGAACCTTTATTTTCAGGCTGTTCGCCTTCTTGGGGTGTGTCCTCTGACTTATCGTCAGTAGGGGTTGTCCCTTTGTCTTCTGACATAAATTTGTCTTTAAGATTTATTATTTATATTATACCACTATTCTTTCAAAAATGGTAAAAATGTTTCAAGTGCTTCTTTTTTTTCTTTCTGCTTTTTAGCTTTATCTAGCAAAAATTTACGTTCTGAACTAATTTCACGCTTTCGACTATCAAGTTCATATTTCTTACTTTTAGCAATATCAAATGGAGTAACATTTAATCCAAATAATAAATCTAAATATAAGCTAAAACTATCCTTGTCTTCTTTGCTAGCTTTTCTCCAATATGAAGTAACTCTCAAATTATCTAAAACCCAATTTTTAATTTTCTCTCTTTTAAATTTACTTTCAGGTAAATTCTCATTAGCCAATGGTCTTCCAGTAAAAAAATTCTTATTACCAATAATTTCAAACCAACCTTTAATTAAAGGTGAAGTAGCTGAAACATAATTTTTAATCTGAAACATTGTAGCTAAATCTTGAAATGGCAAATCAGGTTTGAAATATTTTTTACCCGGTAACCTAACAGTTAATTCCTCTTCTCTTAACCAAGGTGGCAAAAATTCTTCTTCTTCGGCGGCTGAAAATTGTTCAATAGAATCTTTAGCGTGCAAAGCACCAGTATATTTTCCGGGTTGAGCCGCCATTTGCTCAAGCTGTAAAGGAATATTTTTTCTAATCCAAGTATAAAAAGGAATTATTCTTTTCAAAACTTTTTGTTCAAAATCAGTTAATTCAGAATAATCAAATAAAAATTTCTTGGTATGAATAGCTGCTTGATCAACTGGAACCCCTTTAGCAAGCTGGTCAACAAATAAAGCAACCCTAGCATTATTTTCAACTGTGGTTCCAACCTTTCTAGTTTTAGCGGCTGCTAAATCAGCCATCTCAAGCGCAGCTTTTCCCGGACGCTGTATAAATTCTTTTGCCTTTGGTTTAATTCTAACTTTTTGCAAAAAGTCACGACCAGAAAAACCAGTTCCTAAAATATCTTCAGTTAAAGATAGTTCATAAAGTTCTGACAATTTCCAATCTTGACCACCAAGTTTAACAATTTTATCTTTTACTTTTCCACCTTTCCTTAATTGTCTGCCATACCATTGAATTTTATTTGCAGTCCTAAATCTGTTTGGATTCTTTAAACCACCAAGAAAAGTTAAATAAATATTAGATATAGCATTACGAGAATGAAATGAAGGAAACAATGAAGTAACTGAAGTCTTCCAAATATTTAAGACATCATCATATAATCTAAAGAAATCATCAATCGCACCAATATCTAATTTATTCATTACTAAATTAAATTCTTTAGCAACTTCTGGCAACGCAGCATATTTTTGTTTATTAAATTCAAACATTTCAAAACCCTGTCTAGATAAATCTTCAGCATTCATCTTTTTAGTAAGCCTTCTAACATAACTATTATTCACAAGCCAATCTAAATTTTCTTTTTTTAAAGTCAAAAAATCACTTTCAGTTTTTCTAGCTGCAAGCCATTTAGCAGCGTCAGCTTCAAATTGAAAATGTTGTTCTCCAGATTTTGCAGCTTTAACAGACTCTTCAATTGTCTGATCCATTTTACCAGCTTTAACTAAACGACCTCTTCTTGATCCAGTTAAAACTTCTTCTGGTGGCAAACCTTTTAAAATACGTTTAACATATCCTTCTTCAATAAAACTTTGTGGATCTCGAACTCCTTTAATAACTTCTTTATTCCATAAATCCCGAAGTTCATCTTGTAATTCCATAACAACATTTCTAATTTTTTCATCTTTAATATCAGTTAATTCACGGAGTTTAGATGGAGTGACAGAAATCTCTTCAGAAACTTTTTGTTTAACAGCTTGAGTAATATTAGCAACAGCACCGCCCTTACCAGACTGTTTTTCAAAAGTCTTTGCTTTAGCAATTGCTTCAGCATAGTTACCACTTTCAATCAACTGCCTTGGTGATTGATCTAAATTTTTTACAGCTTTTAATTTGAAAAGTTCATCAGCTTTATCTTTAATCGCTTTAATCTCAACATCATAATTAGACATCTTACCCAAAAATTTCTCAAGTTCAAAAGTAACTTGTTCTCTTTCCCTTAAAGTAAAATCCTTGAATCTTTCAACAGTGGTTAAAATATTTTTATTAGCTGCTAATTCTCTAGATGTTTTATATGCTCTACTTTTTAAAAGTATATCAAACTTTTCAGCTTGAGTTAAATTCTTTGATTTTAATATCTTATAATTTGGATTGAATAATTCACCAATTAATTTTGCCGGTTTTCCCTTAACCGCAGTCCTAATAACTGGCAAGTCACTAATTCTTTTAGTAACCTTACTTACTGGTTTGAAAGCAGCGCTGGTTAAATCTTCTCCTTTACCTGCAAATCTAACTGCTCGCTTGGCAAAATATTTCTCTGGGGCTTTATCAGCAATAGCCAAAGTTCTCTTAATTGCTTTAGCATAAATTTCTGGATCAGCTTTTTGAACTGCTTTAGCTGTTAATTTTTTTACACCCTTTTTTCCAGCAGCTTCAAGTTCTTCTTTAATAATTTTTTCAAAAACTTCCTTGCCAGCTTTATTTAATGGTTTCATTCCTCTACCAATAATCATTGCTCCTTTACCATAACCAAAAGTTACATAAGTTGTTGGATCTAAAAGAACACCGCCAACAAAGTCAACGGCGCCCTTGGTTACTTTTCCAAAAGTTGTTTCTGGTTTCCAGCCAAGTTCAGAAGTTAAATCAGAAAATTCAGTTTTCTCTTTACCAATAAAACCTTTAGAAAATGATCCAGCTAAATCAACTTTACCATCTTTATTAATCAAATCTAAAACTGTATTAGAAACTCCATAATAAGGTCGTTCTAAAATATCAATAACTTTTAATGCACCACCAAGAACTCTTCCGCCAAAACTTTTCTTTCTATCAATACTTCCAAATAATTCTTCATTTGAAACTTGTCCTGCAATTTTAGGTTCTTGAGTTTGTTGGGCTGTATCAAAAATCTTCTGTCTTAATTGTTCATCTAATTGTGCCATATTTTATTTTAAGCCCATTCCCTTCATTGTATCTTCAACACCTTCACCACTAAACATTCCACCAAAAATATTTTTTACTGTATTAGTAAATCCGCCGGTGCTTTGATTTGGTTCTTTTGTTGGTTTTGGTTTCTGGGTACTCGTAAATCTTGGTGTATTCTGTGCTGATTCCTGTGGTAAAGGAGTTGTACTAAATATAGAATTTTGAGGTAAAAAATAACTTTGCATTTCTGACTGATAAATTTGCTTCTGCTTACTCATCATTTCAACATCTTGAATATAACTTTGAACATTCTGACTTTGTTCAATTTTATTAGCTTCATCTTGAGTAATTGTTGAAACTGGTCCACTTTGATTTAAATTAATTCCTGCACTTGGGGCATAACTTTGATTAACTTTAAAATAAGTTCCATCTTCATTTTTAATATAACCAACACCTGCGGGAGTCATTAAAGTTGAACCAACTCTAGACATTAATGGATCTTGAATTGTTAATGTTGATAAATCTAAATCACCTTCATTCATTTGTGTAAATCCACTAGCATTATCATAACGATTAAAAGCTAAATTTCCAATTCTAACTCTTTGTTCATTTGGATCATCTGATTTAATTGCTTTATTTGGTGTTAGATAAACTTCATAGCCACCATAATTTACACCACTTGGAGCAAAATTATTATCACTATCATTTATATTTCTAACAATAACATCAGTAAGTTGACCATTATCATTAGTATTCATATCAAGACGATAACGTTGTGGATTAATTTGAGCGTCACGCCAAAAAACTTCTTGATCACCTAAATAATCAATTGCTTCAGCAACAGCGTCAATAATATCAGTATCAACAGTTGAAGCTAGTAATACTTGACGTTGATTTTCTAATTCCTCTTTTTGAAGATTAATATAATCTTCCATATATCCAAACATACCCTGAACATTTCCAAAAGCTAATACTTGTTTATCAGACCAAACATTTTTCCAAGTTTCTTTCAAATCTCTTTCTAATGTATCTAATGAATCAGAAGAAATACTATTAGTAAGATTAAATTTATTTTTATCAAAACGAAGTTGATTCATATCATTAATCAAAGTAGCAGTTTTAGCAGGAGTAACTCCAGAATTTAAAGTTTCAGTTATTAATTTTTGCCATTCATCATAAAATTTTTGACTTTTAATATTGCCAAAATCATCACTATAAAGTGACTTAAGTTCTGCTAACTTAATAGAATAATTTTCCCAAACAACAGTTTCACCTTGCTTACCACTTCCGCCGCTTGTTGGTCTTTTAGTTGTAGTTATAAATAAAGCCATAATTTTATTGATTATTCTCCTCTACCATTGGAATATTTAACTTGGCACCAGAATAAATCAAATTCGGATCTTTAATTGTTGGATTAAGTTCAAGTAATCTATTAATATCTGTATTATATTTTTTAGCCAATTTCGATAAAGTATCACCACTCTGAATAGTAATAGTATTAGTTGTTGGGGCAGCCATCTGTTCTGGTTCATTAACCTTTGGTGCTTCTTGAGTCTGTGATTCAGGTTTTGAAACTTCAGTCTTTGGTCCTTGATCAATCGTTCCAGTCGAACCAGAAATATCTGATTCAGGTGCAACAGGAGTACTTGGTGAAATTTCTTTAGCCAATTCAACAGTTGATTTTTCAGCTACTTTACCAGTAGGAATATCAGTAACCTTAACTTCTTTAGCTGCTTCTTCTTCAGAAATTCCTCTAGCTTGAGCTTCAGAAACTATTGTTTCAGCAGCAGCAGTTTTCTTTGCAGCAATGTCTTCAGTAATTTGAGTTAAATATTGATTAACATCAACATTATAAAGTTGATTCAAATTATTTAATTTTTGTCTAGCAATATTAAAATTTTCAATAGTATTATTGCTATATCTACCATTATTATAATCATCTAAAGTTTTTTCACCGACTTTAGTTACTCCATCAAAATTAATATTTATTTTCATCTGATCAAACTGATCAGCATATGGTCGTAATAATGGATTTGAAGATAAATCAGAAATCTCACTATTAATTTGACGAAGATTAGCTTCTAAAACTGGAGTTAATTTTTTTGAATTAGATAATAATTCTTCTTGCTTTTCTTGTTGATAAGCCTTAAAGAAAGTATTTTGAACATAATCATTTGTTTTTGCCTGCCAAAAATCTTGAGCAGAATTATATTTAACACCATCAATAACAAGTGGTACTCTTTCATTTGTTGAATTTCGTAAATTAGTAGTAAAGAAATTTAATAAATCAGTAGATTCAACTGGCTTTTGCATATTATCAATTGCCAAATCATTAAAAGAATTTTGAATTTTTGTTGATTGAACTTGAGATTTCAAATTTAAAAGCAAAGTATCCCATTTAGCAACTTCTTCAGTATTATTTGATCCAGCAGCTAAATTTCTTCGTGACTTAACTTGATCAATTGATTTATTTAATAAATCTAATGATTTATCCTTTATAGCATAATTAGCTTTTTCAACAACAGTATTAGTAACCATTGTAAATTTAGCATTTTCAGCTTCAACTATTTTATCTTTAATAGTATTTTTTAAATCAATATCAACTGCATTTTCAAGTTGATTTTTCAAAAATGTAATATGATTATCAATACTTTTAACTTGTTCACTAACTGCTGAAACAGATTCTCTATAAGCGTCATTAAACTTCTGCGCCCGATTAAGTTTTCCTAAATCAGAAATCTGTTTTTTAATTTGAGAAATATAAGACTGATCAGGAACTCTACGATCCTTTTCTTTTTGTAATTCACTTTTATAATAATCAATCTGATCAGAGTAACTTAAACCATCATCAATAACACGATTGAGAAATTCGGTTTCTTGAATATTTCTAATATTATTTCTTGCCTGAATAAAAGATGTATTCTGACTTTCAATAATATTTCCTAAAGTAACTTCAGTTTTTTTTACGTTAGTTTTTGCCATATTAAACTTCTTCTCCTTCCTCGGCTACCGAACCGCCAGCACGCTGGGCTGCCTGTGCAACTGCACCTTCAGCGCCAAGGGCTGATTGTTGTGGGGCGCCACCTTGTGCCATTGGTGAAGCACCTTCTTCATTCTCATCTTCACGAAGAGTTGGTTTTTGACCAGCAACTTGTTGAGCCAATTGTTGTTCAAGCATTTGCTTAACCTGAAGTTGTAATCCCGGATTGCGAGAAATTTCAATCATCATTATTTGATCTTGTAATTCTTTCTTCATTAACTTCTCTTCATCTTTAGGTGAAGGAACTCCAAGATTCTTCATAGTAGTCTGTTGTGACTGAAGTTTAGCATTGAATTTATTAATCTCATCTGTAATATTTCTTAACAAAGTTCCGGGGAAGAAAATGTCTGTCTTATAATATCCACCAATTAGTTGTTTTCCATTTTTTCCACCATACTCTTCCATTAAAACAAATATATTTGCAAATAATTCTTTAAAAGATTCTGTCCAACGAGTCTGTCTTCCTTTAACTCTATTATTAACTGTTTGCATTAAAACAGATAAAGCTCTACCAGTAACAGCTCTAACTCCCTGTCCGCCAAAAATATTTTCATTTAAACCTGATAATTGAAACATTGATGACATTCGTCTGGTAATTTCGTTTGATAAATTTGCAGCATTACCACGACGCGGATCAGTAACAATCTCACCTTCATCACCAATATCAATTAAATTAAAAGCACCAGATTGAACTTCAACTGGATCAAGATTCTTACCAAAAATATATGGAAAAGCAGTTTCAGAAATAACTTCAGACATATCAGCATTTCGTTCATTTATTTCAACTTGAGTATCAAGTAAATCTTCAATATCAGAAATACCAAAAGGTTCTGTTGGGTGTAATATATTTGGAATATGAATAATTGGAACAAAACCCCAATTATGTTCGTCGTGACTTAATCTTTCTCCACCAACAATTAATTGATGAACAGTATCAGTCCAGCAATCCATTAATTTAACCATTCTAATTCCAACATTATCAGGAGATTGTGGTCCAACTCTACCAGTTTTAATAGCATTTCCACCATAACTATCTTGATTAATTGTTTGAGTTTCAAATTTAACACCTTCTTTTTTAGAGTCAGGAAACATTTTATAAGCAGTTTCTTCACTTACATAATAATGATGAATAAAACCAATGACTTTAGTATAGGTATCATCAGACCAAATTATTCTCACATTTTCTGGATATTTAACATTTTGAATAATAATTTTTTCTTCATCTTCATCATAAAATGGACCTAAAATAATTGAATCACCAAGTAATGATCCATTCTGAACAGCCGCTTCAAATAAAGTATCAAATTTATTTTCTTGTAAAACATCAATTAATGCTTTTTCTTTAGCTTCTGCCCGAGCAACTTCAATTTCATCAGTAATATCAATTGGCGGAACATCAACATCAATCGGTTCATTAGTCATAAAAGCAGTATAATTTAAAACTACATTTCTAACGTGATTATAAACACGAGGAACTTGTCCACCTTCAGGCTTATAAGTCCATTGATCACCATCAAAAAAATCTCTTAAGATCTGATAACCAACTCGGCGATAACTATCTCCTATTCGATTCTGGGTACCAAAAACTAAATTAGAATATTGAGTATCTAATTCAGAATCTTTGCCAATAAAATATTTTGTCCATTGATCAGGATTAGCTTCTTGATTTACGATTTTAGATATTAATTGCATATTATCTTATTCTTCTTGTTATTTTATATGTTTGTCTATCTGGTTGACGATCCTTTTTTTCTAATAACCAAATTGCCATATAAAGAGCGACAACATAATCTTGTTCCAACTTTTCATCTTTAATTTCATAGGCTCCAAGCTGATCTTCAAGTCCCGGGATTGGATAACTTCTAATGATTCCAAAGTTAGGATTATGCTCGACAATCTTACCATCAATTATTTCAAAGTTTCGCTGATGAGTCATTGCTAATTTTAATTGCGCAACTGCTTCACCCTTCTGTCCGCCGTGTGCGTCAAAGTCATAAACCTTGACTCCCATTTCCTTTAACAATTTTTTTATTAAAACTCCGCCTAAAGCATTGGTATCCATAATTATTCTAGCATTATTATAGCTTTCCTTCAAAGTTTTTAATAATGCAAATTGTAATGTTGGACTAC